GGAACAGGCTCTGATATTTTAACAGAACAAGAACGATCTATTAAAAAGAAAGCAGTGATCAACTGTCTAACTGATGCCATCCGAAACGTAGAAGAAACAGACAGCATAACAGGAGGTGTATGTTTACTGTTTGAAGATAACGGAACCATGCACGATTCGATGGGTGGGGATGTCAGTGGTACTAACTTATATGTTATGTTAGATAAGCTCAAAGGAGATCTGATGAAGATCATCTCTGATACAATGGGTTACACTAATTATTCAAAAGAGGATTAAAAATTATGTTTGGTATAGCAGAATCAGTTATTGGAGTAGCAGGTAAAGTCCTTGATAAGTTTATTGAAGACAAAGATCTCAAAACAAAACTAGAAGCAGAACTAAAAACACAAATAGTTTCTTTAGACTTGGCTCAAGCAAATACAAATCTTGAACAAGCAAAACATCCTTCTATATTTGTGGCAGGGGCAAGACCATCTATCATGTGGATCTGTGCATTTGGTCTTGGATGGCAATTTGTATTCCAACCCATTGCAGTTTGGGTTCTGGCGATGTCAGGATCAGATTCTCTTATCCTTCTTCCAGATATTAAAACAGACGGTCTGCTCACTTTAACACTTTCGATGTTAGGTTTGGGTGGAATGCGTAGTTTTGAGAAATCTAAGGGTATTCAGCGCAATAGTATGAAATCTAGGTAAAATGCGCCCCCATACAGCCTGTTAGAGAGCATGTAAGGGGGTACTCAGCACCCTACCTAGCCCAGAGATAGTGATTCTTCTAAGGCTTTCTGAAAACCTACCACAAACAATTCTTAGTTTCAGAACAAGATATTGCGTAAGTAAGTAGTCCGTTAGCAAATATAGAGATGGATACAGCATTAATTATTATCAATGCCCTGTCATTCCACAACAAAGCAACAAACAACCACCCTGTTACTCCTATCAAATGAAAGACAAGATTAACAGGATAGATATTATTTGTTGTGAGAATCATTCCAACCAAAAGAATGATAGAAGATGCCCACTTAATGTACCAATCTTTTTTGTACGTTGGTGTTTTATTTTCTGTGGTCACGCTCCGCATGTCCCTCCGTGACCAGCTATGTCACAGATGTCATGGGTTTCAACTGACTCTTCAAACTCTTTTCCAAGTTTATCTTTGGCTTCGTTATAGGTGACCTTCGTTAGAGGCTGGCCCCCACGACTACCATTAGGATAAACAGTGAACCCACGTAAATTGCAAGCATGTCGGGCCAGTGTTTGAGCAAATGATTCAACCATTTCTTCATTGTTTAATTTACCTCCCCATTCCGGTAAGTTAATCGTACTCGATATAGACATATCCACGTACTGTTGAACGTCTGCTTGAAATTTAATTCTTCTTTCATAGTCTTCAGCTAAGTCTAAGGCAGACTCAATACTATCTGGATCTGTTCCGTAAGTTTCTATTATTTCTTTGGCAGCTGCATCAACAACATATTGATAGTGCCATCTATTACCGTTCTTCAGATACCTTCTCTTATAGGCCACAGCAAAGATAGGTTCTATCCCCGTACTTGTCCCTGCTAATATCCCTATCGAACCTGTAGGAGCAACGGCTCTATTGGCAATGGGATTACTTAATGATAAGACATCTGAAAACTCTTTAGATACTTTGTCACTTACTCCCTTGTAGATGTTTAACCAGCTATGAAGTTCAGGAGTGACCTCATAACGACAGCCTCTTTTTAAAAGCCATTCGTGAACTCCCATAATACCTAAACCAAGACGGCGATTCTTCTGCCTGATATCATATACTTTTTCATAAGGAAGTTTTGCTTTAAGTGTTCCACATATAAGAAACTTGGTTGCTAGCTCAACTACACTAGAAAGTTCAATAGCACTGTCAATCCTAGCAAAATTAAGAGATCCCAAGTTACATACGTCACTATCATCTGCCGAAGTAACTTCGGTACACGCATTGCGTAAGGTTTCTTTTTCTTTGTCAAAGAAGTTAAATGAGAATCCCGGTTCTCCTGTTCGAAGAGCTTGACGTATGTTAGTCCGAAAGACATCACCGATTTCTCCTGTTTCAATATAGTTAAGTAACCATTCAGTGTCATAGTTAATACTTATATTTGTCATGTCTAGAGGGGCTGGAAAGTTAAAGTCCTGTTCTTTGATATCGGCATAGGACATTCCCGGTTTAGGAATAGGATTGCCATCATCATCAAAGTCAGGCGTACCAACAGGCATTGAGTGCCAATCTTTTGATTTAAGAAAGGAGTCAATATCTTTATGTTTCCAATTAAGACTAGCATAGATAGCAGACCTACGCGAACCCCCTTGCATAACCCTACGCCCTATCTCATTAATCATCTGCATCTTGGGTATCGGACCGGAAGCTTTACCACCTGTTCCTTTAAGGATTTCACCTGATCCTCTATAGACAGAGTAATCAATACCGATACCTCCTCCTGTCATAAGACAAGATTCAGTCTTCCACGAAAGGTCAGCCCAATCTTCCCGTGTATCTTCTTCGGCCTTCAAAAGAAAACAATTATTAAAAAACTTATTATCTCTTCCAGCATAGTAAAGATATCTACCACCGGGAATAAACTTTAAGTCACTGATTATATTGGATAATTCATTTACTTCGTCTTCCGACAAGTATTCACCACACACATCAACTGCAAGAGTACGGGCAAGATCAGTCCACGTTTCGCATCCTTCGTGTTGGTATTTCTGTTTGAATATAGTTTCGCTGAATTCTGACCTGAACATAGGGTTTTCGTTACTACGCCATGTAGACATAATAGATATCTCTCTCCTTTTGTATAGTTAAAAAACGTTAAAATTAAAATTATAAGTTATATAACTTGTTAGCTATATTACTACGTACAACCCATATATAGTTCTTGCCGACAGTTTCTCGTTCCGACCAAACATCGAAATTAGTGAAGCCATGTTTCCTATAATACCTTTTTATATTATCAATAAGAAATTTACTTTTCTGTTTAGATCCTAAGTAGTCAAACTTAGGATTCGGGTTTTTCTTCAATGGGTTGGACACTTTCTTTTACCTTTTTTATTAGAACTTTTAGATAGAATTCACACTTATTCAAGTCTTCTATCGGGTTGCCTTTGTAGTTATATCTCCAAAGATACTTGAGAATATTCCCCTTTAAATAACCACAGAATTCTTCTGGTTCCATGCTTGCTTCTATTGCACAGATAGCTTCGATGTTCTTTCTGTTGTAGTGTGGTGGATTGTTTACCATGTCTTCTGACATTTCCTTTTCTCTCCTTTTAAGCTTTACTAGAGTTCAATAAAATATTAATTCGACGGTAAGTAAACTCACGCTCACCATCCATGATGAGTTTAAAATATTTTCTTGCATAGTCTGGCTCTATACCTGCCAACTCACAGATAGGTTCGAAAGTCGAAGCTGTCACACACTCAGGAACAGAGAACCATTTAACTGCACAGTCTCTATTAGCAACAGCAGAACGAGGTTCTCCTGTATACTCTGGTTTAGTAGCATCTAATAGAGACTGTAAAAATACTGCTATAAACATAACTCTTTCTGAACTTGTCCTTTCTAACTTAGATTGATCTTCATTAAAGATGTATGTACTGGAGAATGTATCCCACGCACCATCACCGTTCTCGCCAATGAGAGTATGGTCCATATCTTGAACCGATATAGAGGCGATGATCGACATCTTCATAGGTTTTGTTTTGTTTTTGTTTTGCTTCATTAACCCAGCTACTAGGGATAGATGATCCATCCCATATAAAATCATTCTTTGTAGCCCACATACCGTATGTAGTTGAGCTAGTCTTTCCTATCTTTACATTATGATTCATAAAAATCAACCTGATGTCAAGGTGAGGGTTACTACTTCGCACAAATATCATCTTTTGTCTATCCTTTAAGGGGAACCATCCCTTACACTCAATACAGATACCATTACTTAATACAATATCAGGTGTATAATTTCTAAAATGTTCAGGTACTGTGTACTTTATTCTAAACGGTTCGTATATACTCTTCGGATCTCTTTCAAGAACCTTATTAAAAACATCTTCTTCAAACTTAGACCTAAAAGTTTGGCGTGAGTTCTTCGACATTAGGAGTCTTCCTTACTTGAGTTAGATATCTGGTTCCATTAGCATATTTAAACCCTCGTAAACCAACACCATCATTAACATCTTCCCAACAGTCAAACTTAAACCTACAATAAGAACACCCTGTTGCCAGTTTTAAATTACCTGACTGCCCATCGGGTACAGGGTCATAACATCTTTCAGGGGGAGTGTCTTTAGACAAGGCATCTTTTAAATATTTGATTCTCTCTTCAGGATCAATCATCTCCATCTTATGAAGAGGCATACAAGTTACTTCACCTGTCTGTTTATCCATAACAATGAATGCAGCTTCTTTATCTTTTTCTTTATGAGCGTATGCAGATAGCTGACCTATATATCCAAATGGATCATTATCTACAAGTGTTTGATTTTTAAACTTAGTAAACGATCTACCAGATGCAGACTTAAAATCTACCAACACGCCATCAACTCTACCATCCTGATGTCCAGTGATGCCGTCAATCTCATGTTCTTTTTGTTGTTCTTCTATAGTATGTCCAGAAGACTTGAGTAAAAGAACCAGTAACTCTTCGATGATGTGTCCATAAAGAAACTTTAATCTTAAACTGTAATCTATATACTCTGGTTCAGTATCATCCTGTGACTCATACCACAGTTGTCTGGCTGGTTTGCCTATAGAAGACATGCGTAAGATGACCCTCTCCTCTTCACTTACAGCTTCAGCAAAGGAAGAGGTGATAGCTTCAGAAACATTATCACAAAACACTTTAAGGTCACCGGGGTCTGGAGAGGAACCCTTATCCCATAAAGCTTGTAGATCTTGTGGTATTGTGGAGATATTCTTCATCTGCTATCACCTCTAAGCTAAGTGTTTAATATTATTAGAAAGGAGCGTCTTCTGTTACACGGCTCTCTTCACTGAATCCACCATCAACTACATCGAAGTTAACATCTTCTTCAGTAGAATTAGGATTATCATAAGCAACTAAAGACACAACTTGGACTCCTTGTAACAAGAACATTTGGAATCCTGCTTTAGTAACTTTTCCGGTAAATTTAACATTAACATCAGAACCATTACCTAATGTGTGATACATCTCATCATCACACTGCTTGTTATTAGCGTCAACAAGAGGTGGTTTGGGATTAGCATCACCATTATAATCAAGTCCATAAGATTTAAGAGTGACATAACTCCCTCTCATTCCAGCATTAGCTTTACCAGAATCAGGATCATCAATCTTAACAGTAAGACCTGCATCTTTAGCAGACTTAATGTTTTTCTTGTCAAGATTACCAACGTCAATAGAATAACGTTTGTCATCCGGTGACATGGGACTCCCCATTGGGGTATGTAGTTTAGGCCAATAAGCTTTTCCAGAAATAACTGGCATAATAATATTCCTTTTCTTTTTTAAGTTTCAAATAAGTTTCAACAATTTTAGTTTGCTACAAATAAAGCAATCGATAAAGGTAGTCAAGAAAAAAATTCAATATCGTTTAACTTTTTTATGGGCAGGTTGTAGCAGTCTGCCACGACTATGTCCCTTT